GTGGGAGGTCAGTTTGTTCAACAGTTTTAGCTGCTTTAGCACCACTAATTACTCGTGAAAGTTTCTCGTTGAGTTCTTCATACGATTTAAAATTATCTGGTGCCAAAAACGGTTGCAATTTGTGTTGCTTAGACCAAATTGCCTTTATGTCTTCATCTGATTCTGCAATTTGACTTACTGAATCAAATTCTGATTTATCATAATTCCAGAAACCGTCAACACGGCGTATCTTAATTTTGAAATTCGCCCCACGCCAAAAGTCAAATGGATTTACTGGTGTTTCATCTTCAAAGGCCGGTTGCATCGCTTCTGTCAGTTTGTCAAATATTTTTTTACCATATTTAAATAACATTACTTTGCCTTCATTTTCTGGATGTTTTGGGTCTGATACAACCAAGACATTAGAATAGTAAGAAAGTTTTCTTTTTCTTTTTCTAGCTATCTCTTTATCAGAATCTAAACCTGTGTTCCACAATCTTGTGTTTTCTTCTGATACAGGGTCTTTTTGACCAAGTGTTGTTAGACTGTTTTCAATATACCAACCACCTGGTCCTTGAAATGCATGAGACCATACTCTAACCCATGGCATATCTTCGCCTTCTGAAGCTGGCAAGAATCTTAGTACTGCATAACCATTGCCTGTTTTATCAAGTTCTGGTTTCCACAATCTATCATCTTGATATTTGTTTTTGTTTGCTTGGTCCTCAGGATTGAGGTTTTGTTCTAATGCCTTTGTTAATTTATCAAAGCCACTAGAGGAAGATTTTAATGATTCAAAATCCATATTTTTTCTCCGTATTAAGTATTTGTATTACTGTATTATTGTATTGTAGCACTTGCTACATTACTATTTATACATTGAAAACCATTATATACCATTTATTTGCACTTGTCAAGCATGGTTTGGTAGTCAATGTAAAATAGATTTTTGTTGTCATTCCAGTCATCAATTCTACAATTCACATTATCATTACCAAGTTCACCTTTTTCATTAACTTTGTAGAAATGAATGTCTGAAAATTCTTTAAATATATCATTCCATTGTATTACCCAATTTTGATGTGGTGTGGGTTTATTTTGTTCAGCAACATAATGTTTTGTGCCCTTATATAAATTATTAACTGTTTTAGCATTACTTCTTAAATCATGGCCTATTAAAAAGACCTCACATGGTTTTTCTTGTTTACAAGCTATATAACCTGATGTAGGCCCAGCAGCCCATCCTCTGTCCTTATTGTCATCATAAATGTCGGTGATAGAATGTGATTTATCTTCATCAGATATCCAACTTACATATAAGTGAGAATGATTTACATGTTCTTTTACTATCTCTTTACCTTTTGATTTATTACTCTTAATTATGTTTGCTATACCTGATAAGTTTGTGCCATGCATAACAAATTCTTGTTGATTAATTCTTTCATTTTCAATATGACTATCATATGTTTCTTTTAATTCATCTATCTCTAGCTTAGTTAGGCCAGCATAGACCATCATTTCATAATGCATAGCAGGTACTTTTGTCCAATTTCTAAACCAAGATTGATTTTCATAACAATAACCTGAATGATATATTTCATGCATAATACCATGGTCTACTGCAATTAATACATCTGAAGTAAAGTCTCTGTATATGGCATTACATCCATATATCTTGCCGTATTGTCTCAATTGTTCTAAATCAAAACCTTTTCGGCTTTCACCATTGCCTATACAGAATACTCTACTCATTGTTTGTACTTAAAGACATATTTTGACCATAAATAACTTCTTATTATACTTACGACCATGAATATAATCGCAAGATGAAACATTGCCCACACCTCAATGTATATACCATAAAATGGGAATACTGTCAATTGTATTATGATTGATAGTATCAGTCCACTTCCTATATCAAGTGTTCTGTGTATTAAATGTTTACTGTTGGTCATCTTTACTCTCTAGTAGAGGTTTTAAATCTGTTATCTTTTCTTGTTCAATAGCGTCTATTATAAAGTTTGTTAATTGTATTTCTTTTCTTAAATAAAACATCTTCTTTTCTAAATCTTCTAATTGTTTAGCATAATAATCTAGCTCTGCTTGTTTGCGAACTCTTTGAGATATTATGTCTTCTAAAAATAATATCTTCTTATCTTTCATTTAATGACCTCTATACTCGTTTATATCATTAATTGATTTTGATGATTCTTTATCTTCTTCACGGTTACCTTGCCATAATAATTCGTAACCCAATTCTTTTGTTTCTTCACAAAAATCCATCAATTTACAAAATTCATTTTTAAAATCTTTATCTGCATGACTTCTTTCATGTTCCTCAAATGATGACCAATAAGTTAAAATAGCTATATGATTGCCTTCTTTACCTAAGTCACCAACTGAACCTTCTTCACTAATAAAACCTGAATATTTAAATACTTGGCCTGCAATAAAACCCTCGTACTTATTTTTTACAATATTACACATCATTGCTAAATTTTCTTCAACATCTTCTATTGTAACACCTTCTTTTAATTTTGCCACATTATATAGCATAACACTATCAAATGGCACTTTAATTTCACTAAACATTATTCTATCTCTGGTTTATAAATTTCTTGTTCATTACTACCAATAATAACATCAGGTCCTATCTGTACTCTACTTGCACATGATGTTATTAATAGTAGACTTAAAATTAAAAAATATTTCATTAAACACAACCTGTTGGTTTTGGTAACCCACCATATTTGGCTATCTTCTTCATAGGACCAGATTCAAATACTTCATACAACTTACTTGCTTTTCTGTCCATACCAAATTCTTTTGCAAATACTCTTACTGCTGGAACTGTGCCTGTTTCGTTATACATTTCTCTAGCTTTGTTTATATATGTTTTGATTTCATCTGTAATTAAAAAACCATCTTCTTCAGCCATTTGAATCATAACTTCTTCTGACCAATCGTTTGTATTTACCAAGAAACCATCACCGTCTCTATTTAATTCCATATTAATTTTGCCTCCTGATATCGTTCATAAATGATTAAATACCAATCTGTGAAAAAATGGTAATTGATAATACCTACTAACATAATTAATGAACCAACTACATTCACTACTATTAAAGACCAATCTTTCCACAAAATACCTACTATCAACCAACCTGTAATACCTACAAATTGAAAGTACATATTATATGGGTACATATTACTAGCTGTAGTTATGGCACCAAATATCAATACGATACTTGCAAACCATTTTATGTACCAATCTAATCCATTAGATATTTCTTTTTGTACCACTCTTTAAACTCCGGGTCTTTTTCAAATTCTTCATGTAATTCTCTTGAATCTACCTGACCACTACGAATACAATCAGCTAGTAATTGCCATCTTTCTTCATTAGTATATTTTCTTAACTTAAAAAAACCATTACCCATTAAATTGCACCTACTAATGAATATATAACTCCAATTATTACTACTAAAACAACTGCCTCTACATAGGGACTTCCGTTTCTAGCACCTTCTTGTTCATTAAAAAATTTCATTTTAAAAATACCTCCTTCAGTATTGTTCTTGTCTCTACTTCATTAAACCTAACAAAAGGTTTAAAATTCATTATCTTTTTGTATAGATTGGGCCATACAATTGTTTCTTTAATATTCTTATTCCAATCTTTCATAAAATTTAAATGACAATCCATCACTATTAATGTTTCGGTAGAAATCTTATTTCCAATACAAAGTCGTAAAACTTTTGGATGATTACCATTGGTATCAACAAAAGCATTGTTGGGGTCAATATTGTCCATATCACAAGCAGTAGATATTCTACCCAAGTCTTCTTTAAAATGGTAGTTTCTTGATTCTTTTCTTTTTTTGTATTGTAAGTATCTTTCATGTGATTCTCTTTCTAATAATTTGCCTGACCACAATTTGGTGTCTTTAATAAAGTTTGATACAAGAAAGTCTTCAATATCACTTTGTTTATATTTGACACTAAGTTTATGAAATTGGTATCTATCATTTCTTTTTGTAAATGTGTGCAATTTTGTGTGAACATGGCCAGATGTTGTAAAGTAATCATAATCATCTTTCTCAAAATGTAATTTAAGTGCAAGATATTTTC